TATCAACTGTCTTAGTATCGACGTAGACGCTTTGGATAATCCACCAATCATGTGTGTCAATCCAAATCCGTAGAATCCTAAACCTGGTAAAAATTTAAAATGAACAAAATATTCGGTTTTGTTTCTCATCGGATCTTCTTCTTTAAAATTACGCCTGATGGAAAGAACGTTTTCAGTATTGGAGTCTATTGTTACTATGTAAGGTAACTTAATTCCAGTTTCTTCGCCGTCTTCACCCATATCTTCAAAACCTTCTAGGTCAAGATTGCAATGAACTTCATACAAAACACACACTTCATCACTATCTGAAGTGGGTTCTATACCTTCTAGTTTTTCTTTTTCAGTATTAAGTGAAGAGTATTGGTCAGTTTCTTCGCCTGGTTGCATGTCAAACTTTTTGTAAAATCCTATTGCTTGCAGTTTGCGAACGTCGTTTTCTGGCATCTTAATCACGTGAGTTATACGTGGGCAAGATTCTAAATCAGTCGTATAGTAAGGGACGATTAAATCTTCTGGAGCTACAAACTTTGAAACGGGTCTTTGTAGGTTTTCATCGTAGTAAACTTTTTTAAATGCAGATCCTGCCAACGGCAGGTAAAAAAGCATTTGGTCTAAGTCTTCATCGTATTCTTGCATTACGTGTACGATTTCATAATTCATAAATTCACGTACGCGTTGCGCTTGTTCTTCCATAGCAGAATCGTAAGCACCCACTACTTGAGTTTTAACAGGGCCACCTGCGGGTAGTAATTCTTTGTAAGCTTGCGCTTGAAATTGAGTAACAGCTTCACCCAACAAAGGGTGAGTTACACCTGAAGCTCCTTCAAATGGTTCAGAACGAGTTTCATCAAACTTCATTCCTAAATACTTTAATCCGTCGGTATAGGTTTTTTCCCAATCTTCTCTGGACGATTTATCGTCATCAATAGAGCTGGTTAAGCTTATATAGATACGATCCAATTCACTGTCAGAAATAACGTCGGCTAAGTTTTCATCAAACTCAGAACTCATTTGCATTTCTGGTTCGGGTCCTAAAAGAGCAGAACCGTCTTCTTGTATTTCTACGTCAGATTCTTGCAGTCCTTCTAGAACTTCAATAATTTGGTTGTCCAAATCATCGGTATCTTGCGTGGTGGTCATATCCAACTCTTCTGGAGCTGAAGCTACGGGATCGGGTGTTTGTCTTTCTATTGCCATTAATAATAAATCCTTTGTCTAACGCCTCTGTCTTCATCTTCGTAATCGGAATCAAGACTTAAGAAGCCACCTTCACGAAAACGCATAATTGCTTGCGTCATAGTATCACATAAATCATCGTGCGCTCCAAACGGAAACGACGCACATTCTTCTATCATCTCTTCAGCAAACATACGTTTAGGAGCGTAAACCATACCCGATTCAAAAACAGGAGCGACTGAGTGCATGCGTGTCGTTTTATCGTGGCCTCTGCTTGGCGAGTAATTAACTACGGGTATTCCCATTCGCCGCAGTTCTTGAGTTAAGGGCGTGCCAGATGCTTTGGCTTCAATCAGCACCATATCCGTCTCCCAATAATTGTACTCCCGCATCGCTATTTCTTTAAGTTCTGGAAAGTCCCAACGACCTCTTTGACAGTCCAAAAGGATAATGCAATCAGGAGAATCGTCCGTTGGTTTAAAAACACCCCAAGTGGATATGGCTGAAAAGTCAGCGGATTCTTTTTTAGAAAACGCGGTATCGTACGACTGCATAATATAATCAACGTTTGGTAAAGAATCTTTTTCCCAGCGTTGCCAATAATCTCTTTTAATAATTGAACCCTCTTCTGCTGTAGGGTTTTGCATCCACTGAGCGTTCCATTTCATTCCAGGTAACGAGGCTTTTACTTTAAGCAATTCGTCTTCGGGCCAGAACTCAGGCCAGAGCGGTTTCTCAGTTTCTGGAAATATAGCAGGAAACTCTATTACTTCCCACTGATCGGCTAGTGGTTCTTTTTGCGACTCTAATAACTTAGCGGTTAGATCAATCGCACTCCATCGAGTCATTACCAGAACGATAGCACCGTTTGGTTGTAGACGCTGACGAGGACCAGAGGTGTACCATTCGTAGGCTGATTCTAAAGCTGTTGGACTCAAAGCATCTTGCTCGGAATGAGGATCATCAATAATTAACAGATCAGCACCACGTCCCGTAACCGCTCCACCAACACCCGCGGCAAAATACTCGCCACCTTTATTGGTTTCCCAACGTCCTGCCGATTTGTTATCGGCTTGTAATTTTACTTCGGGGAATATTTTTTTGTATTCCTCTTGATCCATCAAGTTACGCACTTTACGACCAAATCGTACAGCCAGTTCCCCCGTATGCGTGGTCTGCATTATTTTCATCTTAGGCTTGAGTCCCATCATATAAGACGGAAAAAAAGTAGAAGCAAATTCAGACTTGGTGTGACGAGGCGGCATGTTAACAATCAAGCGCTTTAACTTACCCTCGGCAACTTGTTGTAGCTTTTCAGCAAATATTTTATGGTGGCGCCCGCAGATAAACTCAGGCCAGATGTGTTCTACGTAATTAAAGAAACTTTCTTGGCACTTGTCCTGTATTGCGTAGTTATCTAGCTTTTCTTTTAACATCAGAGCTTCTTTCAGCTCTGTCTCCGTTAGGTTGGCTAGATTCATTTATCAAAGTATTTACTAATAATTTGTTCCGTATCCTATTTAAAATGTGGGATATTGATTTTGTTGCTGCTGCTGTCCGTACCCTTGCTGCTGTTGTCCGTACCCTTGTTGCTGCTGCTGCATTTGTTGTTGTCCTCTAAGAAAAGAGCCATCTCTTGGATCACGTCCGTATTGATTTTGTTGTCCGTATGGTTGCGGGTTACTGTTTAGACTTTGCATAGGTGGTCCCCCGTATTGGCTGTAAGGCTGTTGCGTTTGTTCTGGTGGGGTAAATTGTCCTTGGGCAATCTGTGCTTGTGGCGGTGCGTCATTTGGATATGTTTGCCCTGAAAATCCTGGTAATCTATTTGGAGGTGGTCCTCCTGGATCATATTGTCTTTGTGGCTGTTGGTTATATCCGTAAGGTTTAAAACTTCCAATACCTTGATTTATAGGCTGTCCGTATGGATTTTGTTGTTGGTTGAAATTATTATAACCGCCTTGGAATCCTCCGCCATACATAGGTTGTTGTCTACCGTATCCGCCGAAGCCACCTCTGCCTCCGCCGCCATACATAGGTTGTTGCATGCCTCCGCCGTATCCTCCAAATCCACCTCTGCTTCCACCAAATCCTCCGCCAAATGAATTATTTCCGTACATAGGGGGTTGCATACCACCAAATTGTCCACCAAAACCACCTCTACCGCCGTATCCACCACCTCTACCACCGAATTGTCCTGGAAATCCACCTCTACCGCCAAAACCACCACCAAATTGTCCGCCATAACCTCCGCCAAATTGTCCTCTGCCCCCACCACCGTACATTGGAGGTTGTCCACCACCGAATCCTCCGCCGAAGCCACCTCTGCCTGGGAATCCTCCACCGCCGCCATACATAGGGGGTCTAGGCATGCCGTATCCTCCTCTACCTGGGAATCTTCCTCCTCCTCCGTACATACTGCCTATACCATCGCGAAATCCCATTGGTCGTTCCCTGAGAGGCCCACGCATTGGTCGTCGCCCATCATTATTATAATCAGCCGAACCAGGTCCTCTATATGGTTGTTGTTGTGGGTTGTTACTATACTGTTGAGGCAAGAACATCTCGCCATGCCTTCCTCTGCCCCAACTAGAAGTTATGTTTTTTGGGAGAGGGTTGCCAGAAGCATCGGTATACTTGTCAGCACCCATGGGTCCACTTGGTTGGCTATAAATTTGACCGAATCCTGGTATATTTCCTGCGGGTTCTGGATCTCTTAAATCTGTTAATTGTGCTAGACGAGGTTCTCTTGATATTCTGTCACCTTGATATTTTGGGGCTTGCGGCATCATACCGCGTTGGCGAGGTTGCGGTTGCGTCTTATATTCATTGGGCAAGAACAACTCGCCATGCATTCCTCTTCCCCACTCAGAAGTTAACTCTTTCGGTATACTGTTGCCAGAAGCATCAACATACCTAGGACTACCACTTGGTCCAGGAAGACTAAAAACTTCACCAAAGCCTGGTATATTTCCTGCTGGACCCTTCTCAATCGAGTTTTTCAGTTGTTCCCGTTTCCTAAGCTCCCCTTGAGCCCGATTGTAAGGAGCGTTTGAAGCAGAAATCTCTGCCTGAGTTCTTGATTGCCAATTTGGGGGTAAATCCGATACACCTGGTGGTTTAACACCCTCCAATTCCTCAAGACTCCAGTCGGCATAACTTGACATATTTTTATCCTAAAGCGCTCAGTTCTTCTTGGATACCGCCTTGTTGTTGCATCAATTGTTCGGCAACGGCTTCTAACACCATTTGTATTTCTTCATCGTCTAGTCCTTTAGAAGTTAAAAATTGCATAATTTCTTCTTCACTGACACCAGACATAACCATTTCAACAACGCTTGCAATCAATTGATTCATTGCGTCTATTTCTGGTTGTTGTTCTTGTAATTCATTTAAACTGGATTGAACTTCATCCATATTGGCTTCACCACCTTCTGCCATCATTTGCCTTGAGTCTCTGTTTTGTAAAGCCTCTACGTTTTCTTGAAATATAGCATCTCTGTCTTGTTGAAAACGAGGAAGTTCCATTCTTCTTTTATCTGTTTGTTCGTTTACTTGTTGGTTTATTTGTTCGTTTATTTGTTCGTTTATTAGTTCGTTTTCTTGTTCGTTTCTTTGTTGATAAGTTTCTTTGTCTAATAAACTTCTAGTAAAAGCATCTAAAGAATTTATTCCACCAGAAAGTGCGTTTGTTACTCCACCTACTAACGGGACTTTACCAAACATTCTGTTTGCTAAGTTCATTGCCATTTTATATTTTCCAAGAGGCGCCGTCGCACTTGAATGTATTATTTGCTTGAGCATGTCTCCGCCTTTAGACATTTTAGGTCTTTTTAATTCATTTATTGCATCTTGCAAAGAAATTGAACCTCTCCCAAACCCTTTTATTATCTCTAGGTCTGCATCCGATATATTTCTAGCTTCTTCACCTAAAGGACCCACATCCCCAAAAATCATACTGGTTAATATTTCTCCTCGTAACTCAACTGCACTTCTTCCTGTACGAGCTGCTTGATCTGCAACCATACGATTTATTTCTTCTTCTGGGTTTTGTTCCATTGCTACGGATCCAAATTCATTTGCCATATTATCGCCTCAATCTGTTTAATAGTAACTGAATCCTGCTCATCTCGCCACCTTGACTCATACCTATTCCTAAATTGCCAAAGTTAAAGTTTTGCGGCGGTTGGATGTTTTTAATAGCGTCCATATAATTCTCGGGTAGATTTATCTTGGACATGTCCACCGTCCCAATAGGAGAAATCAAAGGTGAGGGTGCAACTTCCGCTACTGGTTCCTCGGGTGTGTAGTATATGGGTGGTTTGTTTTGACCTAAAGGTGGTTCATCGCCATTCGTTCTTAGTTCTGGTTCTGGTGGTTCAAAACCCAAATCGTCAACGTTTTCATTTACGGCAATATCCGCAGGCAAAGTTTCCGTTACTGGCGTTCCGTCTGGATTTCTTAATCCTTCTGCTATTTGCGAAAGATATATTGCGTCTAAATTGTCAACGGTACCATCACCGTTAGCATCCATTCCTTCCGCAAACGGTCCTACTTCTCCTAAGTATTGAATAATACTTTCAGGGGTTACTGCAACACTTTCTGCTGCGGGTAGGTCATCCGTTACTGGCGTTTCTGCCGCTACTTGAGAGGTATTCAACGCATCTATTTGTCCTTGTAAATCACCAATCGTTTGATTGTACTGCGTCTCTAACGTGGTCTTTTGTCCGTCTAACGCTTGCACTTGCGCATCCGCGGCTTCGGCTCTGATTACGTCTTGATTGGCAATCGCTTCGTCCCTTTCCGTTACAGCGGTATCTCTGGCACCCGTTATCGTATCAATCTCTGTTTGCAAATCACCTATTGTATTTTCTAAACCCGTAATTTGCGTTCCGTATTTTTCCGCGGCGGCAGCTTCAGCAGCTGCAACGGCATCAATACCTCTGGCTTCTGCCTCGGCAACGGCTGTTTCTAACTCCGTTCGCAAGACTTGTTCTTGTTGTTCAAGTGCCGTTAGCTGTTGCTCAATAGCTTGTTGGCTCATTTCATCTTGTTGTAAAAAAGCAGCCTCTAAATCTTTGGTCAATTGACTCTTGGTATTAATCAATTCATCTATATTGCCTTTCAAGGAATTAACTTTCTCTCCAAAGAAACGACCCAGTTCAGCAAAACGTTCATTTTGATTGGCTCCTAGCGAAGCGCTGTCCTCAAACGGCCTTGCCGAATCTAAAACGGATTGGGATTCCTCTACGGTTAACGGTTGTTGTTGGGGAACCAACATTTCTACGTCGGGTAAGTCCGTTGGCGCAAATCTGTCCACTTGAGATTGATAACCGACGGGATCCATACCAGGGAGAGGTATAGGACCACCAGCGTCAGACCCTGCTCGGGGTAAATTCAAAAACGAATAGTCGGTATCGAATGTTGCCATTTATTTTTCTCCCCAACGTTTAAATGTTTTGCCGTTCCAGAACCATCCTAAATAGCAGTTGTTACTATTTGTAGAAAAGGTTTTTTTTATATGTGAAAATTTTTTACTCATATTTAAAGTCGTTACAGGTAGCGTAAATATCAACTAACGTGGAGAAAGTATGAACAAAGATTACTTTCTACCTGTAACTAAAAAAATTATAAGCCTAATAGGGGTACCCTTACAAGTAAAACATGCTTAGTTGAGATATGCTTGTTTGAATAACTGTATCATTGTCTAATTCCTCTCTCCTAAAGTACCTAACTAATATCTCGGGTGTCGCTTCTTTTCTAAGTGTCCGACATCCGACTATTTACTATCCAATAGAGTCCCTATTATCTAAACCTTACCGACAAAAAAAACCCCCGAGTTGCCCCGAGGGTTTCCACTCTTACGGAGTTAGAATTGTTCTATAATAAACCTTTCAGTACCCTCTATTTTTATTAAGGTTGTCCTATCCTCTATTGAGTATTTAAAACGTTTATCTATATCGGAAAATTCTCTGCCGTAATCATCCTTAAATTGTTTTAAGTTGTCATATTCTGCATATCCGCAACAAAGAGCGATAACGTCTAATTCAATTTTAGTATCGCATCCTTCTTCTAGTTCCTCTAGGTATTCATACAAAGCTGTTAATCCTTCGTAAGAGAACTGTTCTCCTCTTTCCATTTGATGGAATCTAGTTCTGAAATCTGATTCGTTTATATTAACGTGCATTTAACTTACCCCCTTAAATACATTTGTCATATCGTCAAAAGACAATCCACCGTTTTTATAAAACTGATATTCAGTTTCTAATTCATCATCTAGCATTTTAGAATATTCTTCTTTAATAAAATTTAGATGCTTTTGATTTTGAATATCATTTCTATTATTTAATATAAAATTTATTTTTTCCTCTCTATTCATTTCTATTTACTCCGTAAGTTTTAACCTAACAACACGCTAGGCCTTAGGTGTAATTATACGCCTATTTTCTACAAAATGTAGAAAGAATTGATCTTTATTTCAAAGGATCTCAAGCTGTTAGATCGTCCAGGATAACCAGGATAACCTGGATAACCTGGCATTTTTTAAAACTAGGCCTATTTTTTGCCTGGATTTTGCCTGGATTACAGCTCCCTTTTAAAAAGATCTAACTTCTATTGTCTCTATTGGTCTGGTCGCTACTGTCTAACGTCTATTATCTATTATCCCGACTCCCGACCCTCTTGCCTATCTATACAGAACCCCGACACCCGACCCCTTTTATTGTTCTAACTGTTCAAGAACCATTTGTTTTATATAGGAAAGAGAAAGGAACAAGAGAAATGCTAATTTCTAGCGTGTTACTCCTTTAAAAGAATATATGTAACTTAATTAGTTTACAATTTGTCTCTAAATAGTGTTAAGATAAAGACTGTTTTAACTAATACGGAGAAAAACTAATGAACCAAAGAGAATATATCGTTAATGATGAAATCTTGGAAGAATTTCAAGATGCAAATATACAGTTCGCAGTAAGTTGTGAATTGCGTGGAATGGAAGAGAAGCTAGATGCTAACTCTTACACACCAAAAACTAAAGAGTATGAGAATAAACTGTTTGCTATCAGTCAAGTTCATAATCTTAATAAAACCAATTCAAAGAAAGTTGTATCTATTGCAAAGACTATCTTTAATTTAACTTATACGGAGAAAGTCTAATGGCACAAGGAAATTTATTTAACCATGTTCCTAATGACGAAGAAGGCAAGTTATTCGTTGCCTTACTGCGTAAGTATGCGAACAGAGATACCATTAAAGTAATCAAACCAAGAGGTCGTGGCAGTAGGAAAGAAGCAACAGGGTACATGAAAGATTTGCGTCTTGACCAAGCCGAAAGACTACATATCTACTTTGATTACCAAGACGAACACGATACTCAACACCAAATTTGGGAACTACAAAGCGAGTTAGAAACAATGAAAACTGCTTTACAGTTTTTCTTTACCAAAGCACAAGGTTGTCGCCAAGTCTTAGATAATCTCATTCAAGACTTAAATACTTTCCAAGAATTAAGTTCTACATTTAGAGAATTTACTCAAGACACTTGGAAACTTTCTTCTCTCAAAAGAGGATTGAAGTCCATTTCAAATTGCACTAAGGAGAAAGTCTAATGTTAGATGTAACCAAATTAAAAATGGGCGATAGAGTTCAATTCGCAAATAAAACTTTTGCATATTGTGGCGCACCACATTTTGAAACTGAGATATCAAAACAAAAAGGAACAGTTGTTAATTTTTCTAAAAACGATTGGGATAATCCAAATACAGATAGTCATGTGTGGATAAAATTAGATATTAAACATGAAGAATTTGATTGTGATGAATGGGGAAATTCAGTTCAGTTCAATCTTTCGAGTGCTGATAATTTAGGAGGAACTTCCGTTGATTACCTAAAGCAAGCCAAATTAATAGAGGAGCAAGCATCATGAAACCACAAAAACTATTTGAAAAGGCAAAGAAAATTGCCATTAAAAAACAAGTATCAACTAATGAAATTTTAAATCCTATGTTGGTTGAGTATGGTTATAAAGATAAAAATGG